ATGCTCAAAACATCCGGGGCATTAGCTCATCTGGCTAGAGCGTTAGACTGGCAGTCTAAAGGTGATCGGTTCGAGTCCGATATGCTCCACAAATTTTCTAAAAACTGTTTATTAAAGCCACTTTCAGCAATAATAAATGTCTGTAACGGAAAATTTGATCAAAAAATAGACAAGTAAACGATTCTAATAAATTTTAGTTTTTATCTGTGTTTGTCGCGATTCACTTTTAAACTAATTTTATTATGGGTCGGAGAAAAGTTAAATTTGTCCTTCCGCGATTAAATAATTGCGGGGGTGACTTGAAGAAAGAATGGTATGTTGAATATTCCTATCGGGATGAAAGGAATGACAAACTGGAAAGGTTTAGAGTATATGAAGGCTTTAAGCCCTTAGATTCTGCAAAAAAACGGTATGAACACGCGCAAAGTATAATCAATGAAATTACGGAAAGGATTTTAAGCGGATGGACTCCATTCGATCTTGAAACTATTGTGGTCAATAATAATATTGCCTACAACATACAGGCGCGTGTATATGGATGCCGGGAGAAAACAGATAAGAATCTCTTCTACTATATCAATATATTCTTAGAAGAAAAAAAGCCCCTACTGAAAAAGAAAACACATCAGGACTATACATCTAAACTAAGGATTTTACATCAATGGCTTTTTGCAAAAGGCAAGAAAGACATTTTTGCTCAGGATATCACGAATGATATGCTGGCTGAATTCTGTTTTTACCTGATCAATGAACGTAAACTGGAACGAAGGACAATCAGGGATTTTTCAGCCCGGATAAGCCAATTGTATAACTGGATGATAAAGAAAGGATTTACAAATAAAAATCCTGTCTATGATTTACCGGAAGGAAAACAACGCGCCGACCATTCTGCCCAGCCAATGACAAAAGATGATGCAAAGCGGCTTTTGAATCATATGAAAAAACAGGATGAACAGGTTTATCTTTTTTGTGCTATGATATTCTATTGTGCCATTCGTCCCGGAACCGAACTTCGTTTACTAAAGGTAAAGGATATTAATTTCTTTACCAATACCATTACTATCAGGGAAGAGAACGCCAAAACAACAGAAGGCATTATTAATATGCCCCCTGAGATGATGCGTATTTTAAAAGGGATTAAACTATCCAGTTATGACCGTGAATTTTATATTTTCGGGAAAGAGAAAAAGCCGGGCCCTGATTGTTGGGGTAAAAATTATTTTAGGTTGGAACATAATAAATACCGTGATGAATTAGGTCTGCCAAAAGAATATAAGCTTTATAGCTGGAAAGCTACCGGGGCGATTCTTTTCGCTATGAGTGGGGCTCCGTTGCCGGCAATACGTGACCATCTGCGCCACACCCATACCACCACAACGGATATTTACCTTTCTAAGAAAATAGGAAAACAGAATGATTATGTGAAAAATAAGTTTCCAAAACTATGAAGATAAGAGGCGTTATGCCTCTTTCTTTTTCCCTTTCGGATAAAAATATCCCAAAGCATATTCCCCAAAGCCATCATTTGATATCGGCTTTTCGATTTTTAAGCAAACAAACTCACGATTACGGATTATAAATGTGGCTCTTATATTAAAATCTTCCCTAAGCCTGAATGAAAACTTATAAGGCTTGGTTGTATCAATATTGCTTGATAAATCGTAGATATTCTTTTTCAGCCATTCCAGACGGAAGGGATTCACCCCCGGTTCATTAAAATAATATTCCGTATTTTCGTCTCTGAAAAATTCAGCAAGCGATTCCACATACGAAAAAGGGTAATCATCTATCTGGTAATGTTCACGACCCGGTTCTTTCAACACTTTTTGTAATCCGGAATATAAGGCTACATACATTTTTGTAGGAGCTGTCACCGATTCTACTGCATCATTTTCTCCGTCTATCAATTCTTGCAAAGGGGTGGAATCTTCTACAACTTCATCAGCACTCTTCACTATGGGATCTGCCTCCAGTACTACAGGATATTGCGTAAGAGGGACGTTAACTGATGCAAATGACATAAGGCCTAGTATCATAGGTGCTGGTAATATATCGAAAGTAATATCTATTTCCTCCCGTTCGGTATCCTGTATCAGGTCTTTGAAAGAATCTACTTTCCGCGGATAAATTTCAATATCCGAACCTTCAACCTGCTTAAAGGCGATGTAGCTAGCCGGAGCAACAGTGTCGCCCCCCGGCGAATATTCGTTGAATATTTTTCTGAAACGGAAGGCATCTGTAGCATCATTCACTTGCTGTAGCAGGTCTGATAATGTGGTATAGGAACCGCCCTTTGCTGCCTTCTTTACAGATTTATCCAACTTCTGGTATAAATAGTAGTCATCATCAGAAGGACTCATATCATAACCTATATTGGCGGTTTGTATAGATCGCACATTATCTTCATCAACATCGAGCGTATATTCATCCAGTATATCTATCGTCATTGGGTCATCAATCAGATCATCCGATTTAAAATATAAACCTACCTGAAATTCATCCACAATAAATATACAGTCAAATTGTGTTTCAATTTTAGTGAAAAAATCATTAACTGTCCAATCCGGTAACATCTTGGAGAACTCTAATGTGTCAAATCCATGTACAACATACATATATCTCAATACCGGGTGTTCAGCGATTGAATTGAAAACCAATGTATAACCCAAATATTTTAATACAGATTCGATGATAAAGCATAAATATGGTTGTGGACGATAATTCTTATATTTATATAATTCTGCATTTGGATTCAACGTTATTGTATGATTTCCGTCAAACTGATAATAAAGTGCTAAGTGAGGATTTGCAGACGTCCCGATATTTTTCATCAGCCAGCGGTTAAAATGGAACGATCCCCCGTCTGTATAATCATAACCATCAAAATTTCGTGCGATAAAAGGCAATATCAACCAATTCCTTTCCGGGTAAGGATGACTTAAATCATCTTTTATAGTATCCGGATTCACATCGGCCTTCCCTAAATCCAAATCGCGCAATTTCAAATCCCCGCCAATCAGAAAATTCAATTCCGATTTTCCACTTGCAAGTTGAATCTTTACATCAGAATCGCCAAATCCTAATATTATTTCAGTTCCATTCAGCCTTATTTTATTATCTACCCACAAAACAGCGCTTCTGTTATATTGAATTCCATTTTCAATATTTACCCTGTCGATATGCCCGTAAATCCGTGAATTACGGAAATTCTTTAATGATAAAGTCAGGTCATAAGTATATTGTTCATTCTTGGTATATATAGGATTTTCTTCATACAATGTAAATGAAAAGTCTTCGGGTAATGACACTTCCTGTCCGTCTATTAATAATCGTATCATCGTTTTACATTTTTATCCATTCTCTCAGCTAAATTCAAAGCCTCTTCCATACCATATTTACCCTTTACATAATTACGGGCGTATAGCGGTTTACTGAACCTGTCGTCAATCAATGTCAAAGAATCTGCAACATTATTAAGTACAGCAATCAGGGCATCACTTTGCTGTTGGCGTTCCTGTTCGCTGGCCATGGAGCCTGTCGAAGGATTGAAAGCAACCCTTTCCTTGTATTCCATAGCTGTTGTAAAATCGCTTGTTTTCAGGCTCGATACTGTATTGTTGCGTTGGGCGATGTCGATAATATCCACAAATTGCCGTGCTTCCGGATTTGCAAGAGTTTCCTGGGTAACGACAAATTCACCCCTATGGACATAACCGGCTACATCATATTTACCGCCGGAGCCGGTATATCCGCCCGACCAATAATTTGCCATTGCCGCTTCATGTTGTTTTTTGATGGTTGCAACTTGAAGCATCCCGGCCGCTACTGCCGTGGCTGCTGCGATGGGTGCTAAAATCAAACCTGTTGGACCTGTTTGCAATGCTGCATTATACGCATTAATGGCAGATTGTGCTGTCGATGCTAAAGCCTGGGCAACTTGTATTTTAAAAGATTTTTCTTGTGCGGCTCTGTTTACTTCAGCCAGTTCTTTATCGCGCTGATCTTCCAGTTTTTTGACTTGCTTTGAATTATTACCTGCTGCCTTTATTTGTTTATCGTACTTTTTAGTGATGGCTGCCGTTTCTGCGTCATTAGCGGCTTGCATATAGTTGGAAACAGAACCTACAAGGCCTTGAATGACGTCCATATATGCTTGTACACGAAGGGAAACTGCCTCGCTAAAGCTGATAGCACCCGACATTAAAGCATCATCAATTTGCTCCATTCGTTCAAGCAATTGCAATATTTCATTGTCACCAAACAAATCTTTCCGTTTTGCAGCGTTGGATTTCTGCATTTCTATATCATCTTCAGCAATTTGCTTGCGTATATCAGCTATCTGTTCTTCTGTCATTCCTTCTATGCGAAGCCTTTCTTCCAGATATTTCTTCCGTATATAATTAAACTCCCGTTGATATTCAGCCTCAGAAATAAGATTTTTACTTCTTTTTTCCAACAGGTCAAGGTATTCTTTATCTTCTATACCAGAAATATATTTTAGTGAATCTTCAACAATTTTCAAAGTTTCTTCCTTATTCCATTTTAGCAAATCCTGCTCCTGTTGATATTTATCTTGTAGTTTTTTTTGCTGTTTATCGCGGTCAGCTATCTGCCGGTCTAAAGCTTTTGCGTCTATTTCAGCTATTTGTTTGACTATATTGATTTGTAGCGAAGGGTCTGTAACAGATTTCAATAACTCAACCAACTTATTTTTACGCTCTTTATCATATTCATCTTGTTGTTGCAAAAGAGTTTCCTTATATTTTTCTTCTGTTAGGATATCACCATCCAGATATGATTGCTTTATTTGGGCTAAATCTTTCTGATGCTTTGTTTCTATTTCAATCAGGGTATTATTTATAGTTTCGCGTTGCTTGGTAGCTGCATCTTTGTTTTTATCTTTACTTCCACCACCACTATTATTATTGCTATTTGTAGGAGATGACTTATCGGTTTTTATTATTTGACCATAAGCATCACTTAAGGCTTCGAGACGGGCTTTTGCAGCATCTGCTTTAGTTGTTATACTGTTTAATTGTTTTTCTGCCTCCGATTCATTCCCAGCCATTCCCATATTATACAGAGGGATAAACTGCCCAACTCCTCCTAAATCTGTTTTATTGTTTTCAATGATATCATTGTATTTTTTCTGCGCTTCCTTTTGTTGTTTTTCGTATTCTTCCAGTTCTTTTTGAAGATTATATTGTTCCTTTCTAAAGTTATATTTTACAGTACTTTCAAAATCTTCTTTAGCGTCTCCCTTTAATATATCATAAGTTTGACCTTCAACCCCACTGCGTAGTTTTAATTCAAATTCAATAGTAGCTTCATCTTTTGTTATTCCTAGAAAGGACTTATAGGCAGTTCTATCTTGTAATTTGTTCATCTGGTCAATTACATTAGTCCATCCATCTACAATTTTAGTAATCCAATCTACTACTGTTTTCATTGGCCCGGCACTATTAGAAAAAGAAAGCATTAGAGCCTCCCATGAAGATTGTAGACTTTTTACAGACCCATCCAGATTATTCATCTGATCATCTGCCAATTTTTCTAATTGGTCTCCCACACCGATAAGCGAATCTCTTAATGGAACCAACTTATCTGCACCTTGAAGAAATGTCTGGAATGCTGCAACACTACGTTTATCTGTCAACTCTAAGGCGGTGGCCAAATCAATACCTTTCGATTCCAGACTTTTGAATCCTTTTACTAAATCATCCAGATTTGTTACAGGCTGTCCCAATGCTTTTGCCAATTTACCATTCGAATCAGCCAGGTTTAACAATATATTACGCAGCGATGTGGCTGCCGATGATGCATCAAATCCGCTATCCGACAGGTTGCCCAACAATGCCAATGTGTCTTCTATCGAAAAGTTGAACGCCTTTGCCACCGGAGCAACAATAGGCATGGCGGTAGCAAGGTCTTCGAATCCCAAAGCCGATGCATTGGCTGCTATTGTCATTGCCGATACATATCGCTGGGTTTCTTCCGTATCGGCGTTGAACGCCCTTAATGAGGCTCCGGCTAAAGTGGCAGCACTGCCCAGGTCAGCGCCCAATGCTGTTGCAAATTGAAGGATATACTTTTGAGATTCTTTTATTTCCTGTTTGCTAAAGCCCAATTTTGCAAGTTCGGTTTGCAGTTCTGTCACTTGGGATGCTGTATATTGGGATGATTTACCCAATTCAATAGCACTGGCTGTCAAGTCTTTAATATTTTCGCGATTTTCTCCCAGTACACCTGCCAATACTACATTTGCTTTCTCAAAGCTTCTTATTTTATTTACAGCATCATATGCCGCAGAACCTAGCAGGCTCAATGCTTTGGTGTACAAGTTTCCCAGCATCACCTGTACACCGCTTATTATATTACCGGATTTCGTAATTTTGTTTTCGGAGCTTATCTTATCCAGTTCCTGACGGACTAAGCGTATTTTACGTTGCAGCTGATCCCATTCTTTCGATCCCCGTGCAACCTTCCCCGAATTAAGTTCTCCGTTTAATGCCATAAAGGCTGCCTTCAATTGCTTAGGCCCTGCGGCCGACAGGTTACTAAGGACTTTATTCACATCGAATGAGGAACGAACGATATTTTTCATTTCCTTATCTATGGATTGCAGGCCTTTTTTTGCCTTTTCGTAACCTTTTACATCCCCGCCTTTGTTCGCTGCAACCATAGCATCCTTGAAACCTTGAGCTTTTTTCTCAAGTGCGGTCAGTTCGTTGGCGGCCTGCTGCCCGTCCACCATTACCCGCGTTTGCGCCTGATTTACTATATCTGCCATTATATATAAGCTTTTTGGCGAATGTAGTGGACGGGAAAATCAGGAAAAAAGACATAAAAAAGCCTGTATTGCGAAATACAGGCTTCAGATTATAAAGATTTGAATAATTTATTTGTTAGCAATTCCGGTTAACAGTCGCTTTATTAACAAAAGGTCGGAAAGCCGTTTGTGTATATTTGGGCTCGAATCGTCCAATATAATATATTCCATTTCCATATCTATCGGTTTTATTATTTCACTGCTACATTCCTGTATGGTTTTCATAGCTTCAATCACATCATCTGTAATTACAACTCCGTTAATATTATGTGTCATTGCGCGCCTCCTTTCTTCGAGATAAAATGAAGGTCGAAATCATCGCATATAAAATGCAGATTATCCATATTCGGTTTAACGACTTCCTTACAGGCTGTAAGGTAAAAACTTCGCAGAATAGCTTTTGCCGATTTGACTGCCTCTTTCTTTTGACTTACTGTTGTTGACATAACTGTAAAATTTTAAATAAGGCAGGTCACCGTCAACAACATCTACAATAATAGATAAGTCTCGGGACTTACACCCGTATGCCTGCCTAATTATTAATTCTTTTAATAAAATCTGATTCATTTATTGTATTTTGTTGTTGACCTTGCAAATATGTGAATAATTTTCGATTTAACAAAATAAAAAAAGCCCGAACTGTCACAGTTCAGGCAATTCCAAAAGATTAAACTGTATATTTAAACATAGAACTCCTTTCTCACATCAAAGCACGGGCACGCCTTCTTTGCAAACTCATTATGCCCGTGAACTGTTGCCGCCGGAAAGGCTGCCATCAGTGTGGACACAACAGCTCGCATAGCTATCTTCTGTTCGGGCGTGCGGGTATCTTTGGGGTTACCATCTTTATCACAACCTCCGATATAACAAACCCCGATACTGCCGGAATTATGCCCCGAAACATGCGCGCCTATCTCTTCCAGCGGACGCCCGGCGTGTACCGACCCGTCCAGATGTATGACAAAGTGGTAGCCGATATCTCGCCAGCCATTGCCTTTGGGGGGCTTAGTAGTATGCCACAGCCGGATGTCATCTATGGTGAAGTCCACACCTTCCGGGGTAGCGGCGCAATGCAGGATGATTTTAGTTATTTTTCTCATTCCTTTTTTCATCTAATTTCTTAATGATAACATCCGCTATTTCTTCTTTATCAATGCCCTTCCACATTTCGGCTGCCGTTTTTGCGGCTTCTATATACCGGCCTTTATCCTTATCCTTTTCTCCTATGCTTTTGGCTTCCACAATACAGAATATTATTGTGATGGCTACCGTAGCATAAGGTATCATTGTTGTATGTATATCACAGGCGATAAGTACCAAGTCCATTGTTATAAAAATAAATAACAGATTAAAACGTTTCCGTAACTTATCCAGTGTCCTATCAAGGCCATAAGTATGCGTTACTTTTATTCCTGCTGCTTTCGATTTTCTTATCCCGGATATCAGGTCTAAACCTATGGCTATTAATACTGCAAGGCAACAAATTAAGGATTTCCATATTGCCGGCCAGTAAGGAGATAAGATTTCATTAAGTATGTCCATGTTGATAGATATTTATGAGATATGTTATAAATACAATTATCCCTACCGGAATACAGCCCAAAACTGTAGCAATCAAATCCATCCATGTAAACCCGGTTTTCCTTACATACTTATCAATGAATTCTTTTCCTAAACCGGCAATCAATGGGAACAAAAGAAACCACACCCATAAATAAGCCAATTGAGCCAAAAGAAGCCCAATAATAAAGTGCAATACCTTATCAATATTATTCCTGCACCAGTTCTCTATTTTCGTCTGCATTGTCCTGATAGATTAATTGATTGTCTTTAATATACTGCTTAGCTTC